CTTATTTTATTTAAATGAGCTGTATTTTATACTATAGCAATTATTGTGAACCATCTAAAAAATTATTACAAACAGTTACAAAAACACAAAATACCAAAGATATTCATTTTATTTGCATCGACAAAAGAGTTAAGGATAATAATGGAACCACATTTATTGTTCTACAAAATGGACAAAAAATTGTCATGCCTACAAACGTTACAAAGGTTCCAGCACTTCTGTTATTAAAACAAGACTATAAGGTTATTTATGGAGATGATATTTATAAGTATTTTAAACCACAACAGCAACAACAAGTTCAACAGGCTACCAAAAATAATATGGAACCTGTTACATTTCAAGACGGATTTGGCGCCTTTGGTGGTTTTGGTGGAGGAGGTATTGTATCCGATCATTTTAGCTTTTTAGACCAGAGTGATACGGAACTAAGTGTCAAGGGTGAAGGAGGTGTTAGACAAATGCATAATTATGTATCTTTAAATGAGTCGATGAATTTGTCTATGAAACTGCCTCAAGACGAAACTGAATATAAAACAGATAAACTAAAGGAAGGTGAAACAAGCGTTGAAGCATTACAGAGAAAAAGAGAACAGGATATTGCTAATATTAATTATAGGTAATAGTATTTGTAAAATATTTAATTAAATAGTATAAATATTTTATATGGACTTTATTGAACCAAGACAAAATGAATTCACTATTTATAGTAAGAGCGGATGTCCCAATTGTATTAAGGTAAAAAATCATTTAGCAAACATTCAATTGAACTTTAGTGTTGTTAGTTGTGATGATTATATTTTAGAAGACAAGGCAGCATTTTTATATTTTATAAAAGAATTATCAGGAATAGATTGTAAGGTTTTCCCTATGGTATTCGCTGGTTCAAAATTTATTGGTGGATATAAGGAGACCGTCGATTATTTAGACAAAATATTCGATTTTGAAAACATGGATAATAGTTTTTAATTACATAAATATATTTTTTTTAAAAAAAACTTAAAGATGTTTATATAATTTAATTAACAATTAAAATGGCCACAAATCTTTTGTCTGTATTTAATGAACACTTCGCTGAGTTTGTTAATGATGTTCATAGTGTATTTCCAGATGATGTTGATATTTTAACTGCAAAAAATTCTCTTATTGCCATCAGAAAAGCTAATCCTAAATTGTTAGTACGAATTTGGACAAAATTTGTTGCTAATCCGTATAAAACACAAATCGAATCAGGAGATATTAATTTTTTTGTTGTTAAAGATTACGCAGGTGATTTAGAGCGTCATGAAAATGCGGATAAAATTATGGAGGCAATTGATCGTTTAAGAAACCCAGTCAAACAAATGACTCCAGACAATCAGGCTAAAACTATGAAATATATTCAAAATTTAACTAAATTAGCTCTTATGATTCCACAATAAAAATAAAAAATATTATATTTAACTTGATATTAGTGCTAAATATAATTTAAGACTTAGGTGGTACATCTTTATCGGTCGTTTTATCTGTAGCTGTAGCTGTAGTTGTAGCTTTGTTTGTAGGAGTAATTCCAAATAAATAATTTACTGTAAATTGAATAAATAAATATGTGATTAATACACCTAAAAACCAACTAATTAGATTTTGAAAAAATAATACTACATTAAATTTAACTTTATGGGGTAATATAGCAGTTAGTGCATTAATATTCAATTTTAGCAATAGTTTATTCATTAATGGCAATACTATGTCTCCTGAAAATGATAAGATTAAATCTTTTGTATACAGCGCTATAGCAACACCTGCCATCGTTCCGATAATACCATTATCAACTATAAATTGTTTTAATCCGTTTTTAAGGTCCATTATATATAATATATAGAAATAATAAATAAATCAATTGCAATAAATTTAACTTAAATATTTCTTTTAATTGAATTATATTAATGACAGATAAAACGCAAAAAGAAGATATTTCTCCTCCAGAAGAATTCTACAAAATCATTAATGATTTTATTTCCGATATGTTAATTACTTTTCCGGAATATTCTGGTATTATTGCTAAATGGTGGAATCGTCCGTCTTCTGATATTGAAGAAAATAAACAGAAGGAGTTATTGTTTGTCTTTAAACACTGTGTAAAGGTATTTCCTGAAAGATTTTTCAATATTTTATACAAGGATCCTGAAATGTTTTCTCCTGATTCAGAAATAAATACTGAGTTTTTACCAGGAATCGTATTTAAACAATTATGGTCTTGTGATATTAGTGACAATACCAGGATAACCATTTGGAAATATTTGCAGTTAATTTTATTTTCAGTAATTGGCTCTGTTCATAGCAGTTCTGAATTAGGCGATACGGCTAAATTATTTGAAGCTATTAATGAAGACGAATTGAAAACGAAATTGCAAGAAACATTGGAAAACATGCACAATATGTTTGATGTCAGTGCAAATGACACAACTACAGAAACACCTAATATTCCAAACGCACAAGACCTACATGAACATATCACATCTATGATGGACGGTAAATTAGGAAAATTAGCTATGGAATTAGCAGAGGACACTGCAAAGGATTTAAATTTAGATATGGATAATAATAGTAATGCAAACGATGTGTTTCAAAAACTATTCAAAAATCCTACCAAATTAATGAGCATGGTAAAGAACGTTGGTTCAAAAATAGATGAAAAAATTAAGTCTGGTGAAATCAAAGAATCTGAATTGATGGAAGAAGGTATGGGTTTATTAAATAAAATGAAGGATATGCCTGGAATGGAAAACATGCAAAAAATGTTTTCGCAAATGGGTATTCCTGGTTTAGGAAATAATTCAAAACTAAATATGGGAGCAATGGAAGCTCAATTAAATAAAAATATGAAACATGCGCAAATGAAGGAAAGAATGCGCTCGAAGGCAGAGGCTAATGCTAAGGCCAAAGAAGAACAATCTAAAACCGCTTTTTGTAATATGAGTGATGCTCCGGCTTATTCAGAAGAAGACTTGATAAAAATATTTAGCACAGGAGAAAAAGTAGAAAAAACACCCAGAGGCGCAAAACCTCCTCTACCCCCTAACAAAAAGAAGAAGGGTAAAAAATAATCGTATATAAATATATCGGTAACTAAATTTTATAATTCATTCAATTATAAAATTCTATATAATATATAATGACAACCCCGTTTTGGACAAATGACCCATCAGTATTATTCAATAAAGATAGTATTACACAATTATGGCCAAATCAAAAAATGACAAATGAATCCAAAATGAATGCTGTTAGTAGACTTGTTATTTTATTAACGATTTTAGGATTTATGTTAACAAGAAATATTAAAATTATCTTTATCGGTGCTATTACATTAGCAATATTATTCACAGTTTATAAATTCAGAAAACAGATTTTAGTTAACTCTCTTATACAAAATGTAGGAACACAAGAAGGCTTTTCTAATAAAATGACTACTGATTCTAAAACAACTTATAATCCCGTTACTTTAGAAACTGTATTACGCAGCAATTTTCATCCAACTACTAAGAAAAACCCATTTGGTAATGTATTGCTAACTGATATAGCCGACAGTCCTAACAGATTAGCAGCTGCACCCAGTTTTAACCCTGATGTTTACGATGATATAGACAGTGCAGTTAAAAAACAGTCACAAATGTTGAACCCTGGTATTAAAAATACTAACAAACAACTGTACGGGGATCTCAAAGGAAATTATGATTTGGACAATTCGATGATGAGGTTTTATAGTACAGCAAATACACGAGTAGAAAACGACCAAGGGTCATTTTCTCAGTACCTTTACGGCGACATGTATTCTGGTAAGGAATCAACACCAGAATCTGCTATGATGAGAGTGAAAGATAATTATAGATATATACTTATTTAGAAACTTTTTTATAAACTTTTTTATGAATTAATTTAAATAAAAATATTATTGTAGTAATATATTATAATGGCTTACGTCTCTGATTATACATTCAATAATATGGCTAGGATTGGCAACGACGGCTGTTGTATAGACCAAAATTCTATTCAAAACGTAGCATCCTGTAACTATACACTTCAAAATTATTTTTCCAAGGATTGCACTATGAAAAACGCCAGGACTTTAGCCACTACACAACCTTGTATAAACTATTCTGGAACCATGGGTTCCGACATTTGCGGCTCTAATATTGACGACAGTTCTAAACTATTAATTGGTGGAATTCAAACACACCCTCGTAGCAGAATTGATTTATTTGGTCGTCCCTTCGCTACTGTCCCATATTTAGGAAGAGGTTCGGTTGACCCTTTATTAGAAGCTCAAATTCAACAAGGTGAAGCTGTTACCAATAAGCGCAGTGTAACCCGTCTTACCGAAAAGAGCCATCTAAAATATCATACAACTCCTTTGATACCAGAAGTCAAACAAAATATACAAAATCCTAATCAAATGATTGAATCGGTTGCATCTGAGGGATGGATTCGTGGAGGTGTACCATCACGTGAACTAACAAGAGACCGTGACTATTATACAACTCATACAGCTGGACAAGCTATGCCTTAAATATGTTTTTATTATACACTTACTTAAAAACATATTTTATTACTTTATTATGTACAATACCGTTTTTAAAGTTAAATATAATGACATTGAAAAAGAACTATTACACAAATTAAACGTCAAAAATCCTGAAACTAATTCAGATGAAGAATATGATTATTCTAATCAAGATGTTTTAGATATTTGTAATAAACTTTATAGAGATGAATTACTTTCTGTATTTGGTGCAGAAGATTTATCTGATGATAATCTCGATAAAGGTATGAGCTATGTTTATGAGATTATGATGATAAATGAACGTTTTAAAGAAATTATTAATGAAATGGAAACAACATTAATTAATGGATTCATTAATAATGATGACCTCATCCCTGATAAACAAGAATCTCTAAGACAACTAATTTTAATCAGTTTATTTAGTCAACATTTGTTTCATATCACACATAAATGTATATGTCAACAAATTGAATTAGGAATGGTTGATAATGATTTGTTAGTTGAACTTAAAACACATTCATTTGAATTTGTTAAAACACATTTTGGCGTAAATTAAATATAATTTTTATAATATTTTATATAAATTTATATAAATGGCTTCTACTCGAAATAAAAATACACCTGGTAATTTTTGTTTGGATAATAGACAGAATACTGGGTCTGAATCTTGGCAACTATATATAAATGGTGCAAATGGTTTCGCTTACGATACAAGATTACCCGGTAATGGTTTAAACCCGGGTCAAATGCCGTGGTCTACATTATCTTATAATCCAGCAGACATTGAATCTTTTTTATTTGGAATTAATTCAACCAATTTAGTAAATCCCGCTAAGCCTTTAACACCTGAATTAAAGTGCTTACAAAGTGCTAATGTTTTTAAGTCAGCACCTGTAATTATGCCTATTCCACAAGCAATACCAAAATATCAAAGACCTTTTCCTGTACCTTAGAAAATAAAATAGTTTTTTAATAAGTATAGCAAAACATAATTATTTAAAAATATATATTTATAATAATTATGAGCACCATTACTACAGAAAATTTGATAGTAACTAATTTAACGGTTGAAACAATTAATAGTCAGCCTGTTTCTAATTTTTGTTGTGGTACTTATTCTAATACTTGTGATAATAATTGTTCTGATGATAATTGTGATAACTGCAATGATTGTGATAATTGTGATGATAACAATGATTGTAATGAATGTTCTCAGCCAAATCCGTGCCCGCAAGGAGCCCAGGTCTTTCAAGGAAACACGGGTTCACAAGGCTTTCAGGGTAACACAGGAGCTCAGGGAAACACGGGACCACAATATAAATTTATAGTTGATGAAAATAACAATATACCCAATGATATAATCATTTATAAATTAGAAGAATATGCATCAGATTCATCAGCAGACCAATTGTTTAATTTTGAAAATTTTAATTTAAAAGTATATGACCATATGGAATATTTTGATGATGAAACATTGGAAATAGTAAATAGAAAATATAGTATGGATTTTGAATTATTGGGATACAATAAACATACATAATGTATTATTCGTTTGTTATATAATTTATATAAATTGAAAATTATTTAAATATAAAATGAATATTGTATTTAAATATGGAAGAGAAAGAACCTATTAAAAAAGAGTTAGTATTGAATGATATACTAACACGTAGTCCATCATGTGGACTAATAATTATAGATAATTTTTACAATAACGCTATTGATACCAGGAATTATATATTGACTCAAGAATTTGCGGTTAGAGGTAACTATCCAGGTCAGCGTACAAAATCTTATGCCAACAAATATTTACAAGCTATAATACAAAAATATGTTGAACCATTTGGTGGAAAAATAACAGAATTTCCAATGCCAAAAGAAGACGGTTCAGACGCAGCTAAAATTTACAACGGTTCATTTCAATACACGACATCAAGAGACCGGTCTTGGATACATATTGACGGATTTAATAATTGGGCAGGTGTGATTTATTTGACACCGGATGCGCCATTAAGATCTGGTACTGCTTTTTATAAATTATATGATGGAACCACTTGTAAACAAGATATGGAAATATTGGATAATAAAAAAGATATAGATACTTGGAGTCAGGATGTAACCAAATGGGAAGAAGTAGATAAGGTTGGAAATGTATTTAACCGTTTGATTTTATTTAATGCAAATAGGTTTCATATGTCAATGGATTATTTTGGAGATACAAAGGAGAACGGACGTCTATTCCAAGTATTCTTTTTTTCCACTGAAAAATAATAAATAATAAATAATATGTATTTTGTAATATAAATTATTTATGTTTTCTAATGTTTACATTGTTTTTTTAATAACAAACAAAATATCATCCCATCTATTTTTTATATGCCTCAAGTCAAATATTTCATATGTAAACCCATCTGGTAAAAGTGTTTTAAATACATCGCACCATTTTGGTTCAGGTATATCCTCTACTATCATAATACCATTTACTGCTAATAATTGTGTATAATTATTAATAAAGTATATCATGCTTTCAAGTGAATGTGGACCGTCATCGATAATAAAATCAAACACTATGTTTTTTTCTAAAAAATAATTAATACTATCTTGAGAATACGCATTCATTTTTAAACATGATATTCTGTTATATTCTTTTAAAAACGCAGGGCCGTCGTCAATATCAATTCCATATAAAGTTGCATTTACAAAGTAATCATTCCATAATTTCATTGAACCGCCTCTCTGAACGCCTATTTCTAAAATATGTTGACAACTTAAGCTCTTATCCTTCATTAAATTTTCGTATGTTTCCAAATAACTATGAGACGTATTTTTATCGGTAATTCTATTATCTACAATTTTATCTAATGAAAAATGATGAATTGGATCTTTATAATTAATAAAATTAGTATTATTATGTAAATTCGGCCACTCATGATGTAATTTTAAACTCTCTAATTTTATACTATCATCTTCTATCATTTGTAATAACAAAAATAGTCCAAAAATGTCTTCGGTTATTTCTGAAATACTTTTATTGTAAAATCCATTAATGTAATTCGTATGTAACCAATCTGTTATTGTGCAATACCATGTCATCATTTTTATAAATGTTTTTGTAGGAATAACAAATGTATGTAGACAAATAAACATATCTGATTTTTTATGATTTTTTATAGAATCATATGTATGGTTTGTATTAAAATAGTGGTTATATTTTTCAAGAATAGAATTATCGTAAGGTTTGCAAATATTGTCAACTTCTACTTTATTAGCCACTGCTAAACTGTAAAAATAAATATCTTGTTCTGTATTCTCTATTTTTTGTTCCATATCATAAATAAAATCACTTGCTAATTCCATATCATATTGTATAAAACCAATATAATTAGTATGTGCATATAAATTATTCTTGAACACATGATATAAACAAGATGTTTGACAGTAGTTAGTATCTTGGTAAAGACTATTATATTGTGGTAGATCACATTCCTTTATTATGTTGTAATTTTTTTCCTTATTATAAATTTTCTCATACTGTTGATTTACATCGTACATGGTAATTTTATTTAACGAGTATTCATCCAAATCTTTGTAACATTTATCAAATAATTTGTTATGCCAAATATTGAATACTGATATTTCTGTATGTATTGGATATTGATTATTGAGTTCACTTACAAAATTAAAATCATCTATGTTTTGCCTTGTTATATGTTCAAACTTATCATAATTTATAAATTTAATATTTGGAAATTGCGAAACAAATTTGTTATCAACATAAGAAACTTCCGATAATATATTAAATCCAGCATATAGTAATCGATTACATCTCACATGTTCAAATGATCTACATTCTATATTAAAAATTTGCTGATGAATATTTAATATTATTTTACATTTACCTAATTCTATGTCTCGTTCTTTACCAAATCCACATGCTATATTTACTGTATAACCTTTTTCTCTTAATTTGTCAACAATATATCTTCTTCTTTTATTACAACTAACATCTTTATTATACGCTATCATTCCAAAATCATATATTTTTGATTGACTGTTAATATTTTTTAAATATCTTATTTCTTTGTAATCATAATTATATTCCAAATATTCACATTTAATTCCATATTTTTGCAATACTTCCATATTTTTAACATTATAATCGTATATTTTAATATTTGGATAAAGATAAATCATTTCAAAAATATTATTAATAAAATAATTAAGATACAGTGAATCAATATTTAAAATACTGATTTCAACATTTTTAAATATATTAAAAACTGAATTATCATGAATATTATTAATAAACAAAATTTTTGAAGGATTTATTTTTTGTATTTCACTAATAGTTACCACATAGGTGACATCATAAACCAAGTTTAAATTATTTATAAAATCTTTTATTAAATTATATACCCATCCAGGTCCATAAATTACCCATTTTTCTTTACATTTATTTATCATTGAATAATTTACAAAATTATCATACAAGTTCTCCTTTTTCCCAATAATTTTATCTGTTAGATTTTTAAAAAATGTTTTATTTGGGTTTCTTAATATATTCATCCACCTCTCTGTTAGTACTGGTTCTACAAAATATTGTGCATACAAGTTGTCATCTCTATCGACCTTTTTTATATATTTAATCAATTCATCAAAATTTGAAAAATCATTTGCATTTATAAATGTAGTAGGATTAAAATCTTTTATTATATCCGGTGTTCCCCAATAAATAGGAACAGTATTCGATTTATAAATATCACATATTTTTTCAGTTACATATCCTGGATAAGTTGTACTCTCAAACGCCATAGCAAATTTATATTCCTTATTGTGTAATATTTTTCCAGAACTGTTATGACCTCTGGGAACTGTATAACCAATATTATTTAAATAAGAACCACCACAATCCACCTCTTTATATATTGATAATTTATCAATAAACGTTTTTCTTTCATCTCCATAACCAGGACCACTCGCTATAAAAGAACAGAATTTGCTTTTTTCAGGAATTTTAAATTGTTTGTTTATTTTTTTTAATGATTCTTTAATTAATATATTGTCAAAATAACATACCCACAAAGGTAGGCGTGTATTTCTATAAGAATTTGGATCAAACGATATATTGAAATCAGCATCATCTCTTTGCGGATAAGATTCGCCAGAGAAAAACACTTTTCTTTTAGCATTATACAATTTATGATTGTTACCAAAAACACTATAAAATAATACATCTGGGTTCTCATTTGCGTTAACGATTGTAATGTCGTAATTACTATTTTCTTTTAACAAATTTACAAAAAAATTATCATTTGTGTCAAAATCTCCACCAGAATATTCAAATTTCCACCAATCACAAAAAGAAACAGATAACACGTGTTTTTTAATTGTTGGAATAAATTCCAAATGATTATTTTGTTCGTTCATTTGAATATCTGTACCAAAATTGTTCTCCATATCGCAATGAACCAATTTATAATTTAAAGTACTATAACTCAAAATATTTCCGGATACTTGTGGATGATCAAACGCGCATTTTATAGAACAACTATTTATATAATCGATTGTTTTTTTCGCCGCTTTTTTGCTAATAATATAAGCAAACGTAATATGTCCCTCTTTATATAAATCTTTTTCATATACACTAATGGTAGATTTCGGTTCTGGAAATATTTTATTAGAGTTATATTCACCTAATGCAAGATGTTCAAATTGTTGTTCAACAAATATTTTACATACAGCGTCTAACTGTGTCTTAAAATTTTCACATAATGTAACATCGTCCTCCAATATCACATAATAATCGTTTGTTTTATCATTCATTAATTCATTCCATAAATGTATATGGCTTAGAGCACAACCAATTACACCCTTATTATAATTGAAATCGTTTGCTTCAAATAGATCATATAATTCCTTTGTTTCTGTTAGTTCTTTACCATCCACAGCCTCAACAAAATCATAATTAGTTATATTGTGTTTTGTTAGTTGTTCTATCATTTGGGTCCTTCTATCTTCCCTTCTTTTAAGATTAACTATTTTTATCTGATAATTACTACACTCTTTTGTAATAGTTCGTTCTTTTGTGTTAACAAATAAATAGTCTGCATCCGGACCATTGTTCGAAAATTTTGATTCAACTATTTTCCATCCATTTGCATTTAAATATTCAATAGTTACGTGTTCCAAAGGCGCACCCTTATTGTATTCAACGTGTTGTAATTCAATTATCAAATACTTAGCATTATTAATTACGTTTATACCTCCTTTTAATATATCCAGTTCAGAACCTTGTACGTCAATTTTGACAAGATCAGGTAATGGAAAATGTCTATTTTTTACTATCGTTTCTAATGTCATTGCTTTTTTTTCTGAATATGCATCATCCGGAAAAATATTTGATGAATTGGGGTGTCCTATTTCCCTATAATATGAATTACCAGCTGGATGCTCCTTATTCTCATAAAAATTTACAATTCTATTATCTATGTCACTTAATACACCAATATTATACTGTATATTTTTTGATTTATATAATTTTTCTGCTTCTTCAATTGCATCAAACGCAAATATATCAGAATCCGGCCAAATTTTAAATACATCTTTTGTCCAATGCAATGCTGACGACCCAATGTCATAAATAACCTTGGGTGTAAAAGTTTTACTAATATTTGTTAATATTCGTCTATGTGGTTCAGGCATACATACCGTTTCGTATAATTCAATCATAATATTTTCTGCATTTTTATTTATTGTATTACTTTCAACAGGCGTATTACTTTCAACAGGCGTATTACTTTCAACTGGTTTATTATAAAAAAGCATATTACACCAATTATTTACCCTATTTGTCCAACTACAAGTGAGTGCATATTCTTTTCCTCTTTTACGAATACCATTCTTTTGTTTTGTAGTTAAGTTTAAAAGTATATCCACTTCATTATCTCTTGAAACTGATATTCCATAGTCTCCTAATGTATTGTTTAAACCAGCAACAGGATAATATATACAAATTACTTCTGACATTAACATTTCCATAGCAGTGATACATGATGTTTCCGAAAAATTAGTAGGATATAACCAATATTCCACTGTAGCCATTAATTTATATAAATCATCGCGTTTCAACTGGCCAAGATGTGCTATATTATCATGTTTGTTAATAATGGCTGCTAATCGTTTTTCTGACTCGTTTTTTGGAAATTCATTATAAGAACAAATTAATAATTCAGCATCCGAAAATTGTTCCTCAATTTGTGGCCAAATTTCTAATAACCTATCTAAACCTCTTTCACTGCATGATGTATAAATAAAACGATTGCTAATCTTTTTAGGTTTATCTATAAAGTTGTCAATGGATATACCATTATTTATATGAGATAACTTGTTTTTTAACTCTGGATACAAATCATTAAATAAATTCATATGCCATTCCGTTTGACATATACAACCGTTTATTTTATCCGACCATTTGTTTATTATTGATTTAACATCCATATCACAACCATAATTAAATAAAGCAATATCGTGTGCCCAAATAAAGGATTGATAAAATGACAATCCTTCGAATATTTCATAAAACCCTACATATCGTGATACTATTACAGTATGAAATGGCGTTGTGTCGATTAGACGTCTTAATGTATCAAAATTGATATAATTCACGTTGTTAATTTTTTCCTCATTTACTGAACCAGTAATATAGATTTCATACGTAGTTGGAAAACTGTTGGCTAAATTTGCAACTGCTGTTTCAGAACCACCTAATGCATTATTTAAACTATATGTATAATTCCATTGTATATTACAAAACCCTGTGTAAAATAATATTTTATTGCTTTGTTCACACTCACTTACAGTGAACTTGTTAGTTATATCTTTAACCGATTTAATGTTAATTCCGTATTTTGTATATTTTTTTAAAAATGCGTTGTATTTATGTAATGGATGTTTTATCGACTCTAAAAAATAAATATATGACTGAAATAGGTTTACAAAGTCGTTATCAACTTCAAATGTAATACCCATAAAAAATTGTAAATTATACAATACATTACCAATATAAAAATCCGGTATAAATCTGTATTTTTTTATAAATATTATCTCGAACATTTTTTTAATGGTCTTTTTCGCTTCTGGATATATGTCTTTAATTTTATCACAAACAAGAATCATATGATATGGTAGTAACATTTCTCCTTTATCAGGCTCAATAAATAATCTACCTTCTATATTACTTGACAAATAGATGGATTCATAAAAATCTTTTATATTTGTATAATATTGATAAGCTACTAATGGTAGGTCATTTGTTACATAATGTTGAACAAGATGATAAACACATTCTTGTCTTTCTACATCATATTTAAATGATTCAACTAAATAATACATGCCTTTTTCTTTTTCGCCAGTTTCAGTATATAAATTATATAAATAAAGACACGTCATATATTTTTCTTGTGTCCAATTGTCGTTTCCCAATACAATTTTATACCATTTAATCGCCTCTTCAGGTTTACCAGCATCTTTATAACTATTGGCACAATAAAACCCATATCGTAAATATAGATTGTCATCTGTTTTTTTCGCTTCATAATAAGCGTCTTCTAGTATTTTCGCATCTTTAAAGTATTTATTTGGGTCTTTATTTCTACTTCCACTTCTTCCAGACACTACATAATAATCACCATCAATCGTTTTATGTATTGGTTTTGGCTTTAAACAATTAATAAATTCATGTATTACCGACTTGAAATTCCATTTAATTTTATTATTTATCAATAATACTCTTTGATAAGACACACCAGCTTGATTCCCAAAATTTATTAAATAAGCATCACTGTCTACGATATCAGGCATTTTTATGTCTCCATGTATCTCATCGTCTGCGTCAAATATAAATAGCAAATCGGTTTTATCAAATGCTAAATCTAATGCTAATGTTCTATTATATGCAAAATTTTTCCATTCATGATAATGTAACTCACCTGGAATATTTTTTTCTTTAAAAAAATCCGTTATAATTGCTGGGGTATCATCTGTAGACCCTGTGTCACAAATAACCCAATATGTAAACTGTATTTTTTTACACAACATTTCTAATGTAGTTTTTATAATATGCGCTTCATCTTTTACAATCATATTTAAACATATTGATAATTGCTTTTTTTCAATAAAGTCCATAATTGGTATTTATATTTATGTTTTTAACTAATAATTTATTTTATATTATTAATAAATTACATAATATAAAAATAACATTTTATACATGATATGGATAAAATATCATTCATAATACCTACGTCTGCCTCTACAACTACAACTACGAATACACCTATTATAAACGAGAATAAAGTAAACGAAAATAATACTTACACAAAAATAACAACAAATGTATATAGATTTAATTCGGTTAGCAATATTATTGATAAGTCTACTTTGTATAATGACGCTATGCAATACAGACAAATAGGAGACCTGAATAAGTCGATTGAGTTATTTAAAATGTATGAAAAAGAATTAGATATTAGCGATAAGAATAAAACTTATGAAGTCTATATTAATTTGGCTTTATTAACAGCTGAAACAAATGGTAGTTTGGACAACGTTTCTAATTATTATGGTAAGGCGACTCAAGTGTGTCCAGACAGATCAGAACCGTATTATTATTTTGCGATATATTGCAATAAAACCCAACAATATGCAAAGGCATACGAATTACTAATAAAAGCCTTAGAAATGACATACGAAGACGTAAAAAACAAATATAATAACGTTCAAATGAATGCATACGGAAAACACTTATATGACGAATTATCGGTTACATGTTACTGGCTTCAAAAATATGAAGAAAGCAAGACATATTTGTTAAAAATCATTAATGATGATGATTTCATTGATTTGAAACCACGATTAAGTGCAAATTTAGAACAAATTGAAAAAGAACTGAATAAGTGAAACGTATAAATATTATATATTTAATTATAATAAAAATTGATTAATTTATTATAATTTAACTTTTACAAATAATAATAATAATAATAATAATGAAGTGTTCGGCCGTAAATTTATATAGAAATCCCTGTAAAAATAAAGACGTTGGTGAAAACGGTTTATGTAAAAAACACACTACTATGGAATTAAATGCTAAACCAAAAAAAGAAGGTAAATGTATATATATTCGTCGCAATAATGAACGATGTTTTCAAAATGCATATACTGATGGAGACGATAAAGATTATTGTGCAGAACATTCATTATATATTTTATCAAATAAAAGGACAGGTGGATGTAAATGTTGTTTTGATTTATATATGAATAACCAACAAGAGAAACTGGGTGGATTTTGGATTGAACTTGATATAGGCGATGATTAAAAATACGCTTACTTGCAAACACAACCCAATAATTCCACGTATTTTTTGTAATCATCGTAATAATTATAATTGTTTATTTCATCAACAGAATCTATTGAGATTTGGAACGGTTCTAAAAGCTGTATGGCTGCTACACCTCTAAAATTTATATTGTAGTAATACTCAAATGTTGAAAGCTTATCAGAAAAATGTAGTAAAATATAATGTATCACTTTCCAAACATCACCAGTCCAATTTTCACCATATTTTAATATTCCATTTTCATAATAATGTTTCACAGGTATTTTTAATTGTTCGTTGTAATTAAAGGGCAAAATATCATCTATAAATATAAACCCATTTTTTGTTAGTATATTGATACTATTATTGATATCTTTTAAAACATATTCTACTTGATGCATCCCATCTATAAAAATAACATCGAATTTTTCATTTAACTTTTTATTTGTATCTTCAAAATACACATCAGATGTACATTTGAATATTTTCCCGGCAATAGGACTACATTTTGGATCAGGGTCTACACCAACTTTATATGTAAAATGTGTACTGTTAAATGTCTCACCATATTCTACTCCAATTTCTAAATACTTATCTGATTTATTTGTTAGTTGGTTGATAACTTTAGATCTCATATTATGATCAGTGTTATAATTAGGTTTACTAATATCGACATTTATTATTTCATAATTTTCTGTTGATTTATACATCATTTTGAAGTAAGTAATTAGAGTGTCATTATTTGTGTCTAACAACGTATAACATTTCATACGATCAAATCCATAATGTTCTAATCGTTGTTGTAAATATTCAAGAGTACATTTATTTTCTAAAACTAAAAAATCATTTCTACCGTTCTCATATAATAACTTTATTCTATCCAAATGGAACAAAAGGCTGTCTAAACCTATAATACAATATTGACAATCATAATTTTTATTTACAATCAAATTACAATACTTATGTTCATAAGTGTTTTTATCTCGTTCCCATATTTTCGAATGTTCTTCAATATATTTTTCATCCTCATAAGCATCGAACATCTTCATTTTTTCATTTATCGACATAAATTTATAATACATAGGGCTTATATAATTTGGACCAATTCGGTTAATTTCTGCGTTTCTAATAAGGGAAAAATTATTATTAGAATCATTCATATACTGTATATAACCTAATTTATGTATTTTTGCCATCTTCGTTGTTATAGATGTTTTCAACAAAATTTCATAATCATCGCATATAGGTAAATATTCACAATAACTACCCATTTGCATTAATGTTTCTCGTCTCCAAATTCTCGGATGGTTTGGACAACATACCAGATGGCTCATAGTAATATTATTTATATTGGGGGTAACATATACTAACAACCATTTATCATTATATTTTTGAGAATAATAGCCACCATAACCTTTACAAATGAAATCACCATACCATTGATTTTTTCCATTTTCATAAACACATGCACAATCCATATAAATAAAACCTACATTCGAATTATTATTAAATACATCTGCTGAATCTTGTAACACATATGAGAGGATCTCATCATCATGATCCATTTCTAAAACATATTTACCACGACATAGACCAATTGATTCATTTTTGACGTTTCCAATACTTCCGTTATTTTTAGAACGTCTATAAAGCCGAATACGAGAATCATTGTCAAAATTTGTTCTTAAAAAGTCGAAATGTTTATCATCTGGTGAATCATCTATAATTACCCATTCCCAATCTTTTAAAGTTTGGTTTTTTAAACTATTGTAAACCCTTAAAATTTTATTATATGAATTATACGATGTAGTAAATAATGAAAAGGTTGGTCTGGTTAAACTACGTTCCCTTGCACATAGGTTCACATATAACATATTAATAACGTCATTAAACTCATTTACATTTGATAATGTAACATCAGTATTCATATGGATATGACGAATTAACATCTCTTTAGATAATACAGTTAATAATTCATTTTTGTATTCGTCTACAGAATTTCCGTAAGTAACTAACAAATGAAAATTTGAATTATGTAAGTTTTTTACATTCTCGATATTATTTGCTATAAAAATACTACATTCAAGTGCGTTTCCATTTTCAATAAAAAAACGGTCCACGAAATTGTATTTTTCATAACGATAAAATATAATGTAAGGATACTTCATTATATTTTATTTATTAATTTATATTTAAATATTTGTATTATATTATATAATTTATACATCAACTGTATGTTTTTTAAACAAACATCCTTGTGCGTTTAAATTTTTTAATTCATCGGTAACAATTTGCGGATTTTGATGGTCGCAATTTGGTAACCAAATTTTTACTATACAAAAATTTTTTTTAGGTGAAATGGTAATCCCTGTAACACTATTCACAAACGAACTGTTGCTACTAATTGAACCTCCAATAAGAACATATGTTAATTCACGCCAAACTTCATATACATTTTTATTTGAAACCTTGTATGAAAAGCAACCACCATTTTTGTTTTTAGGGTCTTCCCACATTGGTGCAATTCCATCCTTCATAATGAATAACATGCAATTTTTAACAAGACCTTCAGGCAATGACTCTGTAATGGCAACCGTTTCTTCGACTGTTGTAAACTTAAATATCTTTTTATAACTATTTACAGTCCAGTCAGGATCGTGAGGTAGGTGTGCCCATAGGTTCCAGTTTAAACTCAATTTATTTGTTTTAGTTATACTTGCTGTAGCCATCGCTGTTGAAACTGTTGAGGGTACCATTATACATTTTTATACTTCAATTTTTTTAAATTGTTTTATTATTATAAATTTATATAATACCATTTTTTAAAAATCTATACAATGAGTGTTATCCAATTTTACAAATTCATCTGAGTTGATTCTATCTTCTTTTAATACTTCTTCTAATTCCTTTATTTCTGCATCTTGTACTTCTTCTTCTACTTCTTCTAATACCTTTATTTCTGCATCTTGTACTTCTTCTAATACTTCTTCCTTGACGTCTTGTTTTGTAATTCCATAGTCATCATTATAAATAGTTATACTGTATGTATCGTCTAATACATGCATATTTATATTATTATCAATTAACTCAATATTATAAGAAAAATCATTTGGTATTTTAAGTTTACTGATATTTAGTATGTAATATTTAAAAAAAGACTTATCAAAAACATTATTAACAACGTAAAAATTATGATAAATGTTGTTCAATTCAATATTAACAATATTATCATTTCCATAAATTAATTTAAATGATATAAATCGTACGTTGGATACCTCATAATCCTTAATGTTATTTGGTATATTATTTATACATAATTTATTTATCGGTACTGGTTTGGTAAAATCTGAAATAACAATTAAATCAAAATCATTTTGTAAAAATAATTCCTTATCTATTATATTATTGTTTTCGGTAATAATATCATCTGTTTTTACACCATCTTTAAACAGCTCAATCATATAAATACTTTTGTCATTAGACATTATATATTCTTTTAATAA